AATTTTCTTTGCCCGGATATGCAAAAGCTTCTGCGCAAGCCGCAGATTTGTTTTCAGCCACATGCAGTGCTCGACCGCTTCAGCTTCCAGTTTTATCCGGACCTTCGCTTCGTCTATGATGCGGTTGTCATAATCTTCGTTCGCGGCGCGGCACAGATGGTAGATCATAGCCGCTTCGTGTTCGATCCTGCGCTTGATGTCCGGATATTCGTTGAACTTCGGATTCGATATGACTGTGCATGTATGGCTGTACATATCCAGAATTATGTCGAGCGTTGTAAATCGGTGTTCTGACTGGTCTTTCTTTCTCACGCTGCTCATGTACTCTCCTCCAATCCCGGATCCGCCCCTGGCGCAGGTGTGCGCCAGGGATCATTGAGATCATTCGGATAAGAACACGCTGGGGGCGCAGCGATGGGCGCCCCTCGCGTTGCCCGAGTTCAGAAGGCCCGACGCGCCGACGTGCCAGACGTTGCTCGCGCCCGCGCGATGGGCCGAGCGGCGGAAACAGTACTGCGCAGATGTCGGCGCGTTCAATGCATACTTAATCAGCCGGGTGTATGTTTTGCCTGTCGGTGCGGGCGTTGTTCTGCCGAGCAGCCGTTTGTAATACTCCCAGTAATTGCCTTCTACCCCGGGGAACTGCGGCACAGCATACATCTGTTCAAGCGACGCCAGAAATACGCGGTCGTAGGTGATGTCCTCAACGTTCTCATCAAAGTTGTTCGTAACCGTTACAACCTTGATGGGCTTGAAATGCCGTATCACATCATCGCTATATCCATGAAGGAATCCGTCAAGCGTAGCGGCGGCTGCAGGCGGTCTGTCCCATTCGTTCTGAGGTGTCCACCAGCCACCTGCGGCAGCTTCAGAGTTGAGTCTCTGTCTAAGTGCCGACTGGCTCCAGCGATTATAGCCATAGTCAACACGCGCCGGCGCATTTACTCTGCCGTTTGTGGCCTGCGGAGATGTCGAGCTTGTTTCTCCAAGCTTTGTCCCCGCATTTCCGTTTGATGTAACCCCGGTCTCTTTCGCTTCCGTGCTGCCTTTGGCGTATATGGTCCATGTAATCCCGCCCGTAGGATTCACGTCATAGTTGTTATGGCTCAGCACAAGCTGATCTCCCTCAGCCGGAGGATTCACGAAATTGAACTGGATATTCTGGCCCGCGATCCAGCCATTTCCGTAATTCATGCTGATTGCGATATAGTGTTCACCGGCTCCCTCTGTTCCATCGAAGTAGTAAAGTGCCTCGCACTCATCAAACGGGCATCCGGTCGGCGTGGTCTTATCCCACTCGAAGAACGCGCCGTGGACAGTCTCCCCGTCCTCAAGTTCTTCGTCGCTCTCGTGGCAAAGATTCCACGCGGGTGTGTACTCTGTCTCTCCTTCTTTCCAGGCCATGGAGATTTGATCTCCATAGTCGAGCAGTTCCAGAATCTCACCGTTCTTGCAAAGTGCGGCTATCGTCGCAATGTCAGAGGAAAGCGATGCCCGTTTGTCTGATGCAAGCAGGTCAATCGCAGCGTTCTGGTGTGAGATGAGGTGCCTGAGAGCATCCATCTCCTCTCTGAAAGTTCCATCTAAGATAATAGGATTTGTTACAATGCTCATGCTGACGTCTCCTCATATGTGATATTTATCGCGCCATCCACCACAGACAGGCCCAAATCATTGAATTTGGATATCTGTTCCCGGACAGCTTCTCCTGCGGTGGCTGCCACGCTTCCATCAGCCTTGACCCGGATGTCAATAAGTTCATCATCGCCCGGATTGCCGGCGATCAGGTTGTCGATGCGTGAGCGCAGCAGCTGCACATCAGTTGTATTTGCCTTGCCCGAGATATCCTGATGCTGTGTCAGGTATTTCCTGGCATCCAGTTCGGATTCCGTAACATACTCGGACGGTACTTCTTTCAGATACCCTGCGTCGTTCGTGAACTTACTGATTTTTGCCGGGATATCGGTCTTCTTCGCATACACGTTGTCGACCATGGCAGCGTCAGCTTTCGCTTCAACCATCCGCTGCACGTCATCAACCACGAGCTCCGGCTGGGCGTTGACATACTCGATCATCATGTCATACCAGCTCCGGAAAGCCTCCGGGATCTCAGTGCCCGCCGACATGGATTCTACTGTCTCGGTAGAAAAAATGACCGTTTTCGCCAGCGATCCGCTGACGTACCAGCGGATTTCTGCCCGCCCCGGCCCGGCGACAGCCGTATCTGTATCGTTCACGAGCCACGTCAGGCTGTTGCCCGAGCGCGAAGCGGTAATGATGTACGGGGCAATGTCACCGTTCCGCTGAAAAACAAGTGTGGCAAGGCCATCCCCGAAGTGCTCCACCATATACTTGAGGTCGAATACGACCTGCCGGACATTTTTCTCGCCCTGCTTGCCGAGCCTGATTTTCTTCGTGCCGGACTCGGCAGTTGAAATTGATACATTAATCATGCTGTTCTCTCCCAGATATACACAGCTCTGTAGGGCGGCATGGTCGCGATCGTCGCGGATGTTCCTGTGAAGCTGTGATTATGTGATTTGCCGCCTCCGGTATTTCCGGAATAGTAACCCTCAGTCGTGGTACCCGGCTTTTCCATGGTGACATGAGAAGCCGTCCCTGCACCGCCCAGCCATTTCGCCGTTCCATATACGGCATGGTTATGCGCCGGAATCTCAGACTCTGTCAGCGTGTGCCCTCCAACTGTTCCGGAAGGCTTATAGGTAACGCTCTTCGCACCTCCCGTACTCCCGTTTGCGTAAGTGGTTGATGCGCCGATCAGGACCCTGTCCTTAAGCTGTGTCCACGTAGTGCCGCCATAGATGGCCTTCACCTTTGCCATGGTGTCAAGCTTCGTGGAGTAGATAACCATCCCGACATAGCTGTTGATCTTCCCGGAATTTACGGCAGTTTCGAGTGCGGCGATTCTTGACCCCTGTGCGGATATAGCGGAGGCATTGCTTGAAACGCTGGAAGACAGGGAACTGATGCTGTTGGAGTGTGAGGTAAGTGTGGACGCATGCCCGGAAATGGCCGATTCATCCGTAGTAAGTCTGTCTGCCAGCTCTTTCCCCTGTCTGGCGTCAAGTACGCTGCCCTCAATCTCCGTCGAGAGATTGTTTGCGATGCTTGCAAACGCCGCCGCGCCGAGATCCGCAAACCACTTCTTAATCTTTCCGAAAAGAACGCTCAAAACATCGCTGTTTTCAATATTCTCCCGCGTTTCAGCCTGCTCAAAATGGATCTCGCTGGTGTCAAGATAACCTTCAGCGCCTGCTTCAGCCGCCGCCTGCTGCGCCGCTTCCGCTGCTGCCTGCGCAGTCTCCGCGGATCCTGCTGCCGCTTCGGCATACGCTGCGACAGCATCAGCCGACCCTGCTGCCTCTTCTGCCGATCCAGCCGCGGATTCTGCCGCCGTTGAAGCTGCCAACGCGGATTCCGCAACGGCTGCCACAGACGCGGCGTTCTGCTGAGCGTAGTATTTCGCGTTATTCTGATACTGTTCCGCGTCCGGCGTGACCGGAATGTCATTGATCGTGCCGTTGGCCCACGCTTCGCAGGCCCTGGCATTTGCCAGCGTTGAAACATAAAGGTCTTTCGCGCCGTTCTCCGGATCATAGTCTACATAGTCTGTAGGCTGTGCCCGTGATCTGATGTGAATGACGCCTTCGTATGTCGTGGTGAGATCGTCATCTCCCGCAGACACAAGGTACACAAGCAGGTCGCCGGATGACGTGAAATATGTATTCGGGATCCGGGCAGTCAGGACATATCCTTCGTCTGCTTCATCGATCCGGGCAGGGGCATATCCGTCCGCCAGTTCCATGCCGTTCATGTGATAGTGCAGCTGGTAATCCGTACCCTTCGGGAGCCGCGCCTCAAGAACGTGCCCCTTATCCCACTGGTAGGCGAGACTGCTCGCCTCCCGTCGTTCGCCGATTCTGTAGTAGTGAAGAAAATCTAAAATTATTGTCTTAGCCATTTCCCGCCCCCTCTAATGCCGCGATCCGGGTTTCGAGCGCTTCAATTCTGGTGGTCAGTTCCGCAATCAGGCTGCACGAATTTGCATGTACATTGTTGAGATGTGTGGAAGATCCGTCAGCGAAGCTCCCCAGATAAACGTCTGTGAAATTGGAAAACGCCTCTAGCCCCTGATCCGTGATTTCGATCATGGTAATGACTGTTTTTTCTTCCGTGTCCGGATCGACCGTGTAAATCATGTACCTGTCTTCTGCTGCCAGATACGTGAAATACCCCATCGCATTCGTAAGGACAAGCGGAACGCTTTCGTCTTCCAGTTCTTCCTCTGTCAAAAAGGCCGAGTCGATCTTTTCCGGGTCGATCGTCTCCGAACCAGTCGCCCTGTTCAACAGGTCAATGATATCGTCACCGTTTGCATTGGCCTTGGAAGTGTTAAACTCAGTCACCATTCTTGTGACTTCGTTTACCCGGCTCTGCATATTCGCAATCAATGCAGATGCCTGGGAGACGTCAACCTGCTCCGTCTCGACTTTCCTGATCTTCGTTCCGAGGTTATCACTGACTTTCGTGACTGCCTCAATCGCCTTCGTATCGTCGGAAGGCGGAGCCGTGACATTCCCGGTTATCCAGGCTCTGCCTCCGCCCACATGGATCTGGACGGTATCACCTTTCTTTGCGCCAATCGTAAGAGCGACCGGGGTTTCCTCCACACCGCCCGGGATATGCACGTAAGCGGTATTTCCAACCACCCGCGTGACCTCCGCCCTGGTGTCATAAGCTTTTGTCTTTGCCCGGTTTTCCCGCAGCGTGCTGGAAAGGGATTTGACCGTCATCGCTCTAAGCCCGCTCATAGGTCGCCTCCTCTTCTGTCCGACAGCCATGCCCGATCGTGATAGTCTGTGACCGCGACCGGTAAACGCCTGTGATTCCGTTTTTCGGATAGTGCAGCCGCACCAGATCGCCCGGCAGAATGTCGGGGTTATATCTGCGGGTGTAGTTTATCGTCCGTCCCGGTGACTGCAGTTCCGCAAGCCTCCGCCGGGCATAGTCATAAAGGTTTTCCCCGTCGCCCAGGGTAACGGACGTCTCCTGCTGCCAGATTTCCCGCCCGCGGGACGGAATGGACAGGGAATTGTTCGGGTCCATATCCTTCACCTCTTCCACCAGGTCCCCGCTGATCGCCCGGAAGCAGTTCGGACAGGAATACCAGTCATAAGTGTTGGTAACCTGCGGTTCCACCGCATCGTCTTCGAAAGCGTCGTACTTTGCGGAAACCGCTTCGGGATAAGGTTCGATCGAAATGGACCCGTCGCCGCCGATCCGGATCATCCAGCCGATGGCGTCAATCAGCCGCCGGGCCATTGAGAAATTCGTCTCATCATCCTCGGCAACGATCGCCTCTTTCAGTTTCGGTCCGTTTATCTTGTATGTCACCGGCGCAGGGCCGACACGCAGAAGCTCCGCCGCCAGTCTCGCGCCGTCCACGCCTTCCGCAGCAAAATAGCCGCGGGGCAGGAGCACGTCCGCGGCAGGCTTCAGGGTTGAATAACACTCAACCGAATAATGTTTCCTGATGCCGTCCATGACTTCCTGCGGGGCAGAGGTCAGGCCGGTGAAAAGAGCGACATGCGCGCCGCCGCCGGCCTGCAGAGTAGTGACGTACACACGCACCCATTTCTCCCCCGGGCTTTCAGTCATATCGAAATCGGCTGACTGCATCAGGTCATCTGTCGACCGGGAGATTGTGCCCGCCGTGAAATCTGTTGTCTTGAGATCCCGCCATGTGACGGGATCCACAAAATTCATTGAGAAGGAGGCGCTGAACCCTTTTTTCCAGTTCATGTTGTTCCTCCCTTGGATGTCCACTCTTCCAGGGTGACGCCCGCATAACCCTGCGGGTCAATCTTCTGGATCGCGAAATCGAACGTGACGTTCATCTTGTCGTAAGGAGTATTCTCGCTTACCTGTATATCAGCATCAAAGGAGGAGCCTTCCGGGGTCCTTACATGGCAGATGCCGGTATACTCCGCAAGCCTCCTGACCAGCGCGATCGTGTCAAGCTCCGTCCGTCTGGTCGCGTCGCAGGTGATTGTCATATCCCTTGTGACGCCCGGATTCCAGTCACCATGGACGGCGCCACCCAGGTAGACGGTCCGTTCAAAGTCTTTCTTCCAGCTGCTGCCGATGCTGTTGTTATACGGGAGCGTCAGCTGAAGCCCGCCGAAGTCGATTACAACGCCCGTCTCCCCGATATAATCATCTCCGGACAGTGTCGTGTCGATCCAGCTCAGCTGGCCGTCTTCCGTCACATAGTCATCGTTTGCGGACTTCGCAACGATGCGGTGACCGCCGAGCACGCCGAACGCGGAATAAGGATCCACATAGGTCTGCCCGAACTGCCCGTTGCTCACGATCAGTTCCGGCTTGTCAGCTGAGAGCCGGTAAATATCCACCACATCGCCCTCCTGATAGTTGGCCGGCGCTGTCACCTTGATCTTGGAGATCAGTTTGCGGAAATCCGCCTCAACTTCCACTTTCGGAAGGCCTGCCTTGTGCCGCCATTCAACCCGGAAAGGAAGCTCTGCGCTTGAGGACTGACCGTAATCATCCGATACAGTCGCAACGATTTTGTACTGTGCCCCATCGTCCAGAGATCCCAGAAGTGCCTCGAAGCCGATGAGGATCTCGCCATCGCCGACCTGATAGTATGATGCGATTGTTTCGCCCTCATATCCGTCTCTGACGGAATTGTCAGGCCTGAAGATGTGATACTCGGAATCCCGGATGATGCTGACCGATACAATCCCTGTCGTACCTGCTCCGGCCACAGTAACGCTGAGCGGCATGACCGCAAGAACCGGAACACCGTCATCTTCCGTCAGTGAAGACCGGAGCGACGTGCCGGTGATCCTCGCCTCAAGCGGCGCTACAGTGTAGATACTGACCTGATCCGACCATTCTGACTGATGCCCGGATTCGGACATCGTCCTGACCCGCAGATAGTGCGTGCTGTCCGGCTCCCAATCGGGCGTGATCGTGACGCCGTGTTCAGACTCCGCATGCGCGATTTCAGAGCCGTTTGTAATGATCAGCCCGTTTACCTCGCACTCGATCACTTCCGCGTAGGTCTGCTCTGTATCGTCAGTGCTTTCATATGACCAGGATAAAGTTACGGACTGTTCGGACGATCTTGCCAGTCTGGACGCTTCGAGGATCGGTTTCCTCGGTGCTGATCCCAGATCCACCTCAACCGCGTCGCACCACGGCCCGATGATAGTATCGCCTTCATCGGTCTCCTGATTCAGCCGTACCCTCACCCAATATGTCTTGCCCATTTCCAGATCGGAAATGTTCCAGGCGGTCACTTTCGCCGTCTGGATATCGTAAGTCTGCGGCTCAGACGTGGATTCCCACGCATCTTCGTGATCTGCCCAGGCAAGCGTTGCGGAGGTGGCCACGCTCCAAGACCAGTCCCAGGTCACCCGGACCGTTCCAGGTGATACCAGCGCTGCCGCCACATTTGCAGGCGGTCTCGCGCTTACGCCGGATACCCATGTGGCGTCTGAAGTCATCAGGGCCGTGACCTTATAGGCGCTCATTCCGTCAGATCTCGACTGCGCCTTATAGCTGCCGACGATCGCCCTGACCCCGAATGTATACGTGGGAACAGTTTTCAGCTCCGGGATAATTACAGTGGTCCGTGACAGCCCCGGCGCGATGATCCCGACTACAATTTCCGCCTTCGGTTCATTCACCGAACGATAGTAGACTGCCAGAAAGGCATCTGAAACGCCCGAGTGGTTATCTGCCGTGACCGTCGCCGTCCCGTTCTGAACGGAAACATTCGCCGACGGCGTCCCGGGTGTTGACAGCTTTCCCTTCAGCGCAAGCAGCACCTGGGAAAAGCCGATATTTTCATCATGTTTTGTCAGGACTCTGACAAAAATGCATTCATCATAGCCAAGCCCGACTTCTGCGTTGAAAGAATGCTTATCTGCGTTCCCGAGCGGGGCCGTTTCCAGTCCGTCCGACCAGCTCGCGCCCGCCGGGCAGCTGCAGCCGGGACCAGGCTTAACCTTTGCGAACTGTGTTATTACCGAATCGATCGGATACTGGTTGTTTCTGTTGATCGTGAAATTCGTGGTGATATTTATCACCCCGGTTGATATCGCTTTTGCAGACGCGCTTTTCAGCTGTGCCGGATGCGGAATTGCGTAAGCATGATTCTCATACACCCATTCGCCGTATCCGATCGGTGTCAGGGAAGCCGCCCGCAGCCATCTGACCCCACCGTCTGTGGCGGAAGGTTCAACGTAGGTTTTGCTTCCGCTTGATTTGGATTTTTCAGCCTTGCTCTGCCCCTTCTCGCAGTTCTTCCAGTCCAGGTCCGCGCCGTCCGCAGCATTATGCACGTAAATGCTCTGCCAGAGGATTCCTTCAATGACTTTCTTCCCAGTCTCCTCGCCTTCCGCGTTCCAGCTGAATTCCCCGCTGTTCGACGCCTTCAGCTCAAACTCGATCTCCGGAGCCGGAGCGAAGTCATCGATATTCCATGTATATTCCGCCCACTCCGACCAGTCCAGGTCCAGGGTGGCTGTATTTTTCTGTGACCTTGACGGCGTATACCGAAAGCCAAAATCCATCAGGCCATATATGCGGTCGTTCTCATACTGCTCATACTGTTCACGGCCTCCATCCCACGGGCTTGTTTTTGTCTCGATATATCTCCTTGCGCGCCCCCTGACACAGAAGGTAAACGTTGAAATTCCCCTCCCGGGTTTCAGCGTGATGCTTGTCTGCGTCGAGCTGATTGAGACCGATACAAATTTCTGGCCGTTGACGGAATATTTAAATTCCTGGCCGAGTTCATAGCCAAGCTCCGACAGTTTCCATGAACATTTAAATGTTTCGCCATTTCTGTAGACAGTCAGGCCGGTCGGCGGGCTGGATGCATTGGACATCATCGAGCCCGGACCGCCTTTATTAATTCCGGAGATAGACCGGTAAACACCGGAGTTAATGTTTGCAATGGTGTTTACGATGCCGGGGGACAGGGCTGCAAGACTGCTCGGCACAGCCGCGGCAGAGCCGCCGTCATTGTTCACGGCGTTCTGGATGCCGCGGGAAACAAGGACGGTCTGAGGGCCATTGTTGGCCTTTACGACAGAGGTTTTTGCACTCTGGACTGATATGTGTAAATTAGCCATTCGCCATTCTCAGCTCCCTTCTCAGAATTCTCGCGACTTCCTGCGCTGTCTGCTCCGGCGACCTGCTGCCATCAACATATATGTTGATGGGTCGCTGGGATCCGTCGCCGAAGCGCTTGTCCATCTCAGACCAAAGTTTTTTCAAAGGCAACACTGCCTCTGCTCCGGCCTCTCCTCCGACAGCGCCATTTCCGCCAACCATACCGAACAGCGTCGGCCTTGTCAGAATACCGCCCTGTGCAAAGTTCGTGTACCCGCTGACGCTCAGGCTCGGGTAACTTACAGACGTCTTTCCATCGGAAGACGTTGCTGTCTGCATGCTGACCGATATAACCGGCAGCGATCCGTGCAGCGGCGGAAGCGACCAGGAGAAATTCATAGCCTTCTTAATTTCGGAAACCGCCGTGCTGACAGCCTGCTTTGCAGTATCCAGCGCCGTGGTCGTGAGTTTCGGAAGTTCCCACGTGAACGTCATGGAGGTTTTCATAGTATTCACGGCAGACGATACTGCGGCCTTTGCCACTGTAAGCGACTGCGTCTGCACAGCCGGAAGAGCCAATTTGCAGTTTTCTAAAAATCCTTCCCACGCAAGGATTGAAGCTTTCACAAACTCATTTGCTTTCGTGATCTCCGAAGTATCAACCTCATTAATTTTCAGCTTCGCATCGGCAAAGGCCTGCGTCATTTCCTCGGTTGCGCCAGATACTTCCGTTACAGGGTTTTCTTCGTCGCTCTTGCCGCTAAAAATGCCTGTGACTGCATCCCATATACTTTTAGCAGCAGTCTTAATTCCTTCAAATGCTTTCGTTGCCATCTCCCCGAAATCAGGAAAATCGATCGTGACTGTTGAGAAAAAGTCCGTGACTGCTTTCCACGCAGTTTCTGCAAGTCCTTCTAGTCCATCCCATGCATCAGTTGCAATTTCCGGAAGAGATGGTGGATCTGCATTATCAATAACGCCTTTGATTGATTCCCAGATCCCTTGTGCGGTCGCTATAAATCCAGTCCACAAAGTGCCAAGCGGAGCAGGAAGTGTCGGACCTAAGCCACTGACAGCACCTTTGATCTGTTCCCAGATTTGTCCTGCTGTTGCAACAAACCCTGTCCACAACGTTCCGATCGGCGCGGGAAGCAATGGACCTGTTCCACTTACGGCTCCCTTTATGGATTCCCATATCTGTCCGGCTGTTGAAATAAAGCCCGTCCACAAAGTCCCTAACGGCGCAGGTAATAAAGGACCAAGACCGCTGACTGCTCCCTTGATTGCTTCCCATATCTGTCCAGCAGTAGAAATAAACGCAGTCCACGCGGTTGCTATCGGAGCAGGGAGTTCAGGACCGCCGGTAAATACACTTTTAATTGATGCCCAGATCTGCCCAGCTGTATTTGTAAATGCTGTCCATGCAGTCGCAACCAGTGCTGGAAGTTCTGGTGCGCCCTTGAATACTCCTTTGATCTGTTCCCAGATCTGACCTGCAGTAGATGTGAAAGCTGTCCAGCCGGTTGCAACAAGCGCCGGAAGTGTCGGGCCTTCACCTGTGAAGACATCTTTTATGCTCTGCCAGATCTGTCCAGCTGTTTCTGTGAAAGAGTCCCACAAATCAGTTACAAAATCTGGAAGCTGAATTCCACTTGTGAATACAGACTTAATCCCTTCCCATATTCCAGAAGCAATTCCCTTGATTCCGTCCCAGGCATTTGTCAGAAGCTGACCGACACTGATTTCGCCAGTAAATACGCCTTTGATGTTTTCCCAAATGCCTGTCGCAATTCCGACAAGTTCATCCCATGCAGTAGTTATCGGTGCGGGGATCTCGATCTGCCCAAATGCACCTTTGACTTTATCCCAGACCCCGCTGATCACTTCTCCAACAGGCCCGAATGCTTCCTTGACCTTATCGCCGATCGGGCCAAACGTTTCAGCTGTCCAGTCTTTGACTTTGCCCCAGGCATTTTTTATACCTTCTCCAAGTTTTGCGGCGGCTTCTTTGACCTTGTCCCAATTCTTATACAGCAGAACGCCTGCTGCAACCAGTGCCGCTATCGCCGCAATTGCGATGCCGACAGGCGACGAGAGGAAGCCGATCGCTTTTGATACTATTCCGGTTATGCCGCCAAGTTCCCCAAGCTTTTTAAAAGCGCCGCCGACTGTGTCAGCAAATTTAGAAAAGACAAGAAGTACCGGACCGACCACTGCCGCAATCATGCCCATCTTCACTATGAACTCCTGCTGCGCAGGTGTGAGACTCTGGAACCATGCACTAAGTCTTCCAACCATCTGGCCAAACTGCTCAATTGCAGGCGCCGCCGCTTTAAGGATCGCCCCGCCAAGTTCGATCGATGTGTTTTTTAATTCGTTCAGGGATTTTGCAAGCGTCCGCTGAGTTGTACTGTCAACCTTCTCAAAAGCCTGCTGCAGAACTCCGGCAGAGCTACTCATGGACTGCATCGCGCCATTAAAATCTTCAGCGTGCTGAGTCAATGTTGCGGCTGCTTTTGCGGCTTCCTGTGATCCGAACATGTCAGCCATGGTTTTGCCGTTTTCTTCCGCCGCTGAAGATATAACATCAAGCACATCAGTGAGGCTCTTGCCTTCTGCCATCAGTTCAGAGAATGACTTTCCGGTTTTGTCCTTGAGTGTATTGGCGGCAGTCGTGCCGGACTTGCCCAACTCATTCAACATGCTGTTGATGTAAGTGCCGGACTCAGCGGTTGCAATACCGTTTTTAGTGGTCGTAACGTAAGCAGATGCCAGCTGATCCAGTTTCACCCCGTACATGGCTGCGCTGGGGATGACTTTACCCATGGAAGCGCCAAGTTCATCAACAGTAGTTTTGCCAAGGTTCTGTGTAGTGATCAGCCTGTTTGCGATTTCCTCTGCGCTTCCGGCAGAATCGCCGTAAGCGTTCATAACAGTCGTAAGCGTATCAACAGCAGTCTCTGTGCTGGTAAATCCCGCAAGCGCCAGCTTGTTCGCCTGTCCGACAAACTCAACCGCTTCACCGGTTGACCGGCCTGCGGAAATTGCGGAATATACCGATTCTGCTATGGAGTTCGCAGATATGCCGGTTTCATTCGACATATCAATGATCTGCCGTTTCAGGGAATCAAGCGGGACTTCTGTTTCGTTTGCGATTGTTGCGACCTTGGCAAAAGAAGTTTCAAATTCGGATGCGCCCTTTGCCGCGGCAGTACCAACTGCAACAATTGGAGCGGTTACAGCGCCAGTGAGGAATTTACCGGCTTTTCCGGCTATCTCCCCTGAACGCTGGATGGCCTCGCCCCACCGTTCAAGCTTCGCGTCGTGATTCCCAAGCTCCGCACTGACGGAAGCAAGTTTTTCCTGATAATCCCCCAGGGACTTTGTTGCCCGCTCAACCTCAGCACGTTTCTTAGCAACCGCCGACTCACTGGCGTTCTCATCGTTCTCCATCTCCTGCAGCTGTGCGGACAGAACCTGAACCTTCTTCTGGTAAGCCTCGGTCTGCTGCTGAAGATACTTCTGCTTGTCCGCCAGCTTCGTGGCGGCGGAGGTGTTCTTGTCGTAATGAGACTGCGCGTTCTTCAGCTCTCTGTAGTTTTCCTTGGTCGCCTTGGTAACGCCTTCAAGCGCGGACTGAAAATCCTCAACGCCATCAGCAGTAAACTCAAGACCTACCCTCGTGATCTGATCAGCCATCTTCTCCCATCACTTCCTTCCGCCAGTCGGCATAGTTCTTCCTAAACGGCCTGCTTAAATAGACCCTCATCAAATCGTCTTCCTGCAGGGTATCGAAAAAGGAGCTGACAAATTTGCTCAGCTCCCCGCGGTCCACCCATATCTGCAGGATCTCTCTCACGCCGTTTCCGTACCTCCGGTAAAGCTGATCCGTGAAATAAAAGTCCCGGTGTGTGATACTAATTTGAGCGCCTGCGAAAAAAAATCCCCAAACGCTTCCCTGTTGATATATCTGTCAATCAGCCCAACCAGCTCCGTCAACGTGAGGGATGCGATGTCCTCGACGCTCACGCCGTATCCGGATGCCAGCAGGCTGTAGATTTCACTCTTGCAGGTTCCAAAGTTCGACAGTATGGTCTCGCCCCCGATCAGAAAGATTCGTGACCGCGCCGCATCGGCTTTTGCTTCCGCCCGCAGCTGCCCCTCCGTCCATTCTTTTTTGGGGATAGGCGTAGTTTTCCCGCCCTTACCAATCCTGACCGGCTGTGTAAATTTCGCCGCCTCTATCAGATCTGTTCCGATCCGCTCCATCAGTTCGGACGCTCCGACCTTGCTCAGAAGGGAAACCATCGGAAAAAGATCGTCAGCCGCAAGGTCTCTCAATTCCATTTCATCCGCTCTCATCTATCTGCCTGCCTCCCTATCCAGAAAAAGAACAGGCAAGGCGTCAATCTGCCCTGCCTGTTCTGCGTTTGTGTTTATGTTCAGGCGTTGCCCTTCAGCGCTTTGGCTGCGTCCATCGTGGTGAGCGGAGCCGCAAAGAAGGCCTCTTCCGTGACGGTATCATATCCGGTTTCGCCGGTGTTCACACGGACCGCGATGCCCTTATCGTCAGACATGCGATATGCACGGATGGTGATATCATCGGTCTGATCGCTGTGGGACTCTTCAGAGGTCGCCGTGCTGTCGCTGTTCTCAACCAGCTTGCATTTCGGATACCATCTCAGATCCAATTCGCCATTCTTCTTCTGAACAACAAAACCGTAAGCAAAGTACGGACGGACTGTTCCAAGCTTGCCCTCAACGATAACTCCACCGTCAACTACATCTCCGCGCATCTTTGCAAGAAGCGTATCGGAAAATGCGAGGTTAGTTTCCTGAATATCCTTGGACTGGATTTCAGTATCGGAATCGTAGATCGCGCCGGATGCATAGCTGTCATAGCTATCAGAATTATCCGTCACCTGAACCTGCGTGACGGTCGGCAGCTTGATGACGTCCTTTTCAAACGTATCAGTCCAGTCATTGTTCGCGTCCATCGTGTTAAAGCAGATATACTGCGCTCCGACTGTCAGCTTGACACTCGGTTTCTTTTCGGAAATTGCCATAGCTTTTTCTCCTATCTTGTGAATTCTTCGGCCATCAGCCGGATATATTTATCCTGGTTGCGCTGATACGTCGGGTTCAGATGCGCCCGCGCGGCCATCTTCCGGGTCCCGTATTCAACAAAGCGCCCATATCGTGCGCCCCATCCGACCTGAACCTTTCTGTCCGCCGTCTGGGAGGCAACCGTATCCAGCATGTGTGTCGGATGTCCTGTTGCGGATCGCGGGCTGGGAAGCATCCGGACGTCATCAACAAGGGCGTCCGCACCCTTCTTCAGGATCTGGACAACTCCGTCACCTGACATCTTCTTCAGGTATTTCCCGACCAGCTTTTCAAAATCATCGAATCCCCTGCCGTCAATATGCAGCCCCATCACTCATCTCCAAGGACATCCTCAAGTACATCAACGCCGCAGTACCAGTGATGATAGCCGGGGCTATTCGTTCCGGCCACGTACTCGTGGAAGAACTGCGGATGCAGCCCCCGCTGATTCAGTGCACGTTTCAGCGCCTTCAGTCCGGCGTCGCGTCCTCTGGAAGAACAGTATGATACCTGATACCTGACAACAGTTTCGTAATCGTCGCCGGATGCCATATCGTCGGTCCATACATATTCCCAGTAGGCTATCTTCGGCAGAGTTTTGTCCTGATCAAGAAACTGCTCTCCCTCTCCGACCGGAACGCCAACTTCGTGGATCATCTGAGAAAACTCATTCTTTGTAAGATTCATTCGTCCACCTCATACTGCACTTCAGGCGTGATCAGCGTTACCTCTGTCTCCGGATATCC